GCCCACTTCTTGATGGCAGTGAATGCCTTCGGCGTGCGGGCGGTCAGCTTGAATGCCTCGGAGATCACGTCGGCAATGTCTTTGTCGTCGCTCTCGTCACTCTTGGTGATGGTCAGCGCGGCGATTACGGCCTTGCGGCCTGCCTTGTTCAGGCGCAGTACCGGCTGGAAGGCGATTACTTCGCCGTCCTCCAGCTCGATAGTGAAGTCTGGGTACTTCTCCTCTGCACCCTTCTGCAGGTCGGAGAGTTTTATTGCGGACATTGCAACTCCTGATTGGTAGCTCGTTGCGGACATGAAGGAAGTGCCGAGTGGGCGGGTGTCCGCTCCCGCCCACTCGGGGTCTAGCTACTTCGCTGCTGCCTTTGTGGCAGCCGCAGAAGTGGTCTTGGTGGCAGCAGTCGCCTTCGGCGCTGCGGCAGCCTCCACGCGGGCTTCCTCGGCTTCACAGAGGGCCTTGACGACCTTGGCGATAGCGCGGAGCTGCCCGCCAAGGTCGGGGGAGCCGACCTTGAACTCAGGTACTTCGTCTTTGAGAGCCATGCGATTCCTTACGGTGCGGCGATGGTGACGGTCGGGTCGGTCGTGTAACCGGAGCCGCCGTTGTTCACGGTGATGGAGGTGACCGAGCCGTTGGTCAGGACGGCAGTTGCCGTAGCGCCCGTGCCCGCGCCGCCAGTGATGGTCACTGCGGGGACGGAGGCGTAGCCGGAGCCCGGGTTGGTCACGGTGATCGCGGAGACAACCTGAGCCGAGCGGCTGGCGGTAGCAGTCGCCTGAATCTTGATCGGCTTCGGCGGGATGAACTGGATGGCGAAGGCGTTCGTCAGGTAGGTCAGCGGGGTGACCCGCAGCGGCAGCGTGGCCAGGTTCTCCGTGTCGGAGATCGACAGGTCATCGCTGCGGAAGATCGACGCCTTGGGGGCGTAGATGCCTGCAGTCGTGGTGCCGTCGTAGAACACGACCAGCCATGCGACCTCAGTCGGGGTGGCGTCCTGCGGGACCTGGACGTGACCTTCGGCGGTAACGACGGCGTTGGCGCCGTAGTAGAGCTTGAGGCTGTCCTTGTCGAACTGCAGCAGGTTCATGTTGAAGGACTCAGTACGGGAGGCGACCGACTGGCGCAGCGTCTTCGACTGCAGCGAGCCAAGCGTGGTGACCTCGCCACCCTCAGATGCAGACGAGACGATGTCCTGCAGGGAGGTGTGGCCCATCTCGGTCCACGCGACGCCGGGGTTGCGCAGGTCGGTCGGAACGGCCGTGCCAATCGGGGCCGTGTAGAAGTGGCCGGTGCCAACCTTCAGTACGGCGGTGTTATCAAGTGCCATGTGGGATGTCTCCTCGTGGGCAAGCGCCCATGAAAAAGGCCGCCCCTAGTGGAGCGGCCTGAAGCGGTTGTTGACGCCGCCCGAGGCGGGCGGGCGGATAAGTAGTCGGAACACCGACTCGAAGCGGACGGCGCCCTTCGGGAGGGCGGCGTACTGCACAATTCCGGTGCTGGTGGCCCAGTCGGAGACTCGGGATGCTGCGGTGGAGTTGGCGATGTGGCCGATGCCGGGATAAGTCCGCTGCTCCATCTGCGCCTGCAGTAGGGCGATGCGGCACATTTCCTGCAGCTCGCTGCCTTCGCTCTCGGCCTCAAGGCCGGAGGTGATCGTGTTGACGGCAACCACGGCAGGCTCTACGAACCTCGGGTCAGCGCCTCGCGCCTCACCATTGCCGGAGCGGCGTTCACGCCTGGCGACAATGGCCGGCGTCGGCATCTCTTCGCTGAACAGCGTCCGAATAGCGACGTCCTGCCCACTGAAGAACTCGTTGAAGATCGCCATCAGCAGCCGGTTGGTGTCCGCGAATACAGGGATGTTGATCGTCATTCGCTCTTTCCGTACTTCTTGACGCGGTCTTCGACGGCGTTGCCGAGGGCATGAATGCCCTCCACCCAGACGCGGCCCTTCTTGGTTTTGACCCAGTGGCCCATCTCGATGGAGATCGCCGACTTGTTGCCGTTGTCCGTGCGGTCAGGCACCGAGTCCTGCGCGCCTGCGTCGTAGAGTGCGACGTGCCAGTCGAGCTTGGTTTTGGGTGGCGAGATGACCGCTATGCGGGCATCGCCGTTGTCGTGGTGCATCGACAGGTTGGAGCGGGCGCGGCCCGCGATAGCGGAGGCCTGCGCCTTCAGCTCGACCTTGACGGCCGGCAGGTGGGAGACGGCGTCTTCGACGGAACCCTTGCCGCTAGGTGGGCCATTGAAGCCCAGCCACTCAGCCATCAGCCCGTATCTTGTTGCGAGACTTGATGGTGAACTCCATGTGCCGCAGGCGCTTGGTAGTGCCCCGCGTCATGGTTGGCGGACTGGCCATGTCCCACTCTTCGCCGCGAAAGATAATCCGCGAGTACGTCCCAGCGGGCACCTGGCGGGCCAGAATGCGCATCACCTTGTTGTGTACCTGACCGGGCAATTCAGCGTCGCTGGAGCGGTCCTCAGAGCTTGTGACACGCAGTTCGATGCCGACCCCGGAGGGTCGTTTGTGCGGGTTGCCCAGTGAATCGGTGACCGTCTCTTCGAGGTAGACCGTCATCGTCTCGCTGCCACGGTCCAGCAGTCGCGACCTCACAGCCATGGCCTCGGGTGCGCGTCGGCGTAGAGGTATTCAGGGCGACCCTGCACGTAGCCGCGAGCGTCGGAGGTTGCCGTGAAGCGGTCGGGGTTGGTCAGCGGAACTGACGTCACCTTGCCGGACTTGGAGGCAGCCATGCGGAGCATGGCAATCTCACCAGCGGTCAGCGTGGCGCCCTTGCGGTAGTCGATGTCAACGTCAATGGAGACCGCGTCTCCACGCTCAAGCTTGGTACCGGACGGGTTCTGGTAGCCCCGTGCCGCCGCCGCCACTGCGATGGTGCGCGCAATGTCGGGGGCGGCTTCGGGGTTTTCCCAGGGCAGTCCGTAGAGCCGGACGTAGGCTGACGCCTCTTTGAGCATCCAGTTCGCAAGAGCGATGTCTTCCGCTTCGGTGATCGACTCGCCTACGCGGGCCGCCACCTCAGCTACTGTGCCTAGAGGCTCAGCCATTCATGGGCTCCTTATTAGGGGACGGCTACGTCGTGGCCGATGGTGAAGGGGTCACCGGCAGGCAGGGTGCCTGCGAACGGCTGGTCGTTGTAGACCTTGGCCAGGTCGGAAGTGGCGCTGGAGCCGAGCGAGCCGTTGGTGCGAGCCTTGCCGTCACCGGGCTTGATCTCAGCAGCGGTGGCTGCGGTGGCGTCGGCAGCGAGCACGATCTTGATGCCGCGCACGAAGTACTGGCTGGTGGAGACGATTTCCTGCGTGCCGTCAGTGTTGATCTGGCGCAGGTTGTCCTTGGTGACGCCGGTCGCGATCCACGAGTTGAAGGTAGAGCGGTCGATCTGGCGGGAGGCGTCGTAGTCCTGAATCCAGCGCAGCGAGAAGCCGTTCTGGTTGGAGATGGCGCCCTTGACTGCACCGAGCGGCACGCGGGGCGCAGCGGTGAACAGCAGAACTGCGGAGGCTGCGTAGACATAGCCTTCGTTCTTGCCCAGCGTGGGGTCTTCGACGGCGGTGATGCCGGCGAAGGTGTCGATCACGTTGGAAGCGAAAGCGCCGTCACCACGGCCCTCGTTCTTGGTGGACTTGGAGGCCTTGCGGAGCAGGTTCGCCCAGCCGGAGCCAACCACGGCAACAACGTTGGTGTCGGGGTTGCGCAGAGCCTTGAGCTCTGCCTGCACGTCGCTGAAGAAGTTGAAGACGAGGTCCTCACCGTCAGCCTGTGCTGCGGCCTTGGCGGCCGAGTTGGCAACGAGGGCCATGACGCGCTCGTAGGGAGCGTTGATGACCTGCGAGCGGACGCGCCGTTCCAGGCCGCCCGTCACTGCCTTGATCTGGGCGTTGAACAGCTTGCCCCAGGCACCCTCGAAGTCGAACTCAAGGGCTTCGTCGATGAGCGCAACGGCAGAGTAGTCGTTGTTGGGCTCGACCGTGAGGTCGACCGTCTGCTCGACGTAGGTGTCGGTGACGATCTGCTCGGCGCGGTCATTGCGCCATTCGTAACTGCGAACCGGCAGGGTTCCTTCGACGCGGAAGGTGATCTTGTCGCCCTCAGCGCCCTTGAACTCGTCGAACGAACGGCGTTCGACAGTCTTGGCAAGTACGGACTCTTCGCCGATGGCGACAACAGCAGCTGCTGCAATCTTCTCGGGCTTGACTACTGTGTGCTGACCAGCGGCCATGCATGTCTCCTAGGAATAGAGAAGCCCCGCACCATCCGGTGCGGGGCTGAGCTTTGATATGGGGGACTAGTGGAAGTTCTGCTTCTTGGCGAGCCGGACCAGTTCGGCCGGGTCGACGTCATCAGCAGGGGCTCCCGGGTCACGCCCGCCGCTGGGCGGCAGGGGTGGCGGCGTTGGTACGACCGGCTCCACCGGGTCGACGGGGTCCGTCGCGAGGGATTCAGCCGGCACGTACTTGGCGAGCTTGGCGGCGTGCTCCGCGAGGGAGGCCTCGTCATCGCCCTTGAGCAGCTCTGCGAGATCGTCAGGCAGCTTGTGCTCCTTGATGATCTGCTGGCGGACAAGGTCGCGGACCTTGCCGTCCCATTCGTTCCTGGCCGCCTCGAAGTCTTCGGCCGTCACAGCGCCCTCTAGGCTCTTGCGAAGGTCGTTGCGCTCGGTGCGGTAGCGAGCCGCTTCAGCGCGTGCAGTGGTGACTTCTTTGGCCAGCCACTTGAACTCATCCGGCAGGCCCGCAAGGGCTTCGGATGAAGGGGCTGCTGCTGGCTGCTCAGTGGCGCCCTCCAGGGGCGCTCCGTTGTTCTCGCCTGACACATGTCCTCCTGGGACTATGAAGTGGTTTGGTTGACCTGGGCGCGTATTGCGTCCAGCTGGTCACGCTGGCGTCGATACATCCAGCGCCGCCATGCGTTCATGGCGTCATTGCCCGACAGACCCTTAGTGACCTCGGGCCACTGCGCCTTGTAGTAGGCGTTGTCTGCGGGAAGTTGTGACTGCAAATCCCATCGCGAGATGATCGTGCAGTGGCAGTTGTCGTGGAATTTGCGGACGTCCATCGGGCGGCCATCTAGGCCTTCCTCGAAGTTGCCCGCGTTGCCGGCGACGGTCGTGCTGCGCTTCGTCAGCGAGGCGGTGGACTTCGTGTAGACGAAGCCACGCGACGCGAGCATTGCGCAGAAGTGGCAGGGGTTGGGGCCGCACTTGCGGGCGAACATCTCAACCCGGCCATCGTTGCGGATGGCGTCGTTTACGGCGTCCCGTCCGGCGCTGATGGCGTATTTGTCGGCCTTGCCAGCGCCAAGCGCTCCAGCAGTCTCGTGGCGCTCCTGAAGGGCGGCCAGCGCCTCTTCGGGAGTTAGCTCGTCGTTCTTGCGGATGTCGCTCGCCGCGTCGGTGGACTTACGGACGGCATTCTGCGTGAGCAGTTTGCCGAACGCCTCACTGACCTCGTCGTCAGTCAGGTCATCCAGCCACTCGAACTCGTCGACCTCGATGCTGGCATCCCCGTCATCCGTCGCGTCTAGCAAGTCTTGGATGTAGGGGTCCAGTGTCGAGGCTTCGAGTCGAATCTTGCGGCGGTTGCCGTCGTGCTCGGCGGCCTGCATTAGCTCTAGCAGGCGCTCGTGGAGCCAAGCCCCTTCGGGGTTGGCCTCCGGCCGCTCGGTGTCAAGGGTGGCGACTTCGAGCAGTTGGTCCACGTAGTAGCGACGCAGCCCGCTGAGGGTTATCTCAGTCGACGGCGTCGCGTAGTCGGGCAAGCCCAGCGTGTAGCCGGTTTCCAGAGCACGGGCCAGCTGGTAGCTGGCTTGGCTCAGGCGCCTGCTGTAGCGCCTCAGAACTGCGATAGCGCGCAATGACTGGGCCAGCCAGTTTGCGGCCGTCTCAGCGGCGGCTACGGCGCTTACGGTGTTCCACTCGGCCAGCGCGAGGTAGGCGGCGATGATGCCCAGCCGCGCCTGTGCGGCGCGGTGCGCCTCCTCGATGGCCTCAATCTCAGCTGGAGTTGCCACGCGGCGCACCTAATGACTGGACGTAGATCGACAGCCCCGCCGCTACCACTAATCCTTGGTCTGTGGGATGGATCGCCGCATTGTCGCCTATAGCCTGAGCCGCCAGGAGGTGGTGGGCGGGAGTGGTGGCGGCGTGGATGGCCTCAGCGTAGGCCACCGAGGCCGCCTCTAGGGCATCACAGTGGCTATACATTCGCGCCTCCGGCTGGCGTGCCGAACACTTCTGCCGGAGTCGGCGTTCGCGGTGCGGTCACCTGTCGGCGACTCGCGGCTACGGGGTTGGTGCCGCCGAACTCCTGCTCAAACTTCTGATCGTCAGCCAGCTCCTCCCACTCCTTGATTTCCTGAGTGGTGGTGTTGGGGACTCGCGACCAGAGGGCGCGGCCTGGAATGCCGAGCATGGTGGCAGCCTTGCCGAGACCGTCAACGATGGCACCGAGCGTGTTGTCGCTCATATCCCGCCAGCGGACCTCGGAGGTGAAGTCGTCCTCGGCAGCCTCGCCAAGCTCCATGTCGATGGCAGCAAGCCGGAGCAGCGCCTGGTGAGAGGCGCCCCAGCTGGTCTTCAGCACATGGCCGAAGCGCATGGTCTGGGCCATGGCAGCCACCAGCGTCTCTGCGCTGAGGTTGCTCATGTTGCCGAGCAGGGAGTGTGGGGGGAGTTGGCCGATGACGGCGAATTGTTTGATGGCGGCCTCAAGGGCCGCAATGAAGCCTTCCAGCGGCGTTTCATCCAACGTGCCGAACTTGGCAGTGGGGTCATCCGTGGTGAGCATCCGCGCCTGCGAGACGGGGATTGGCTTGTAGACCTGGCGACCGTCGGCATCCAGCAGGAAGGTGCCGTCCTCGTTCAGGACAGCCTCGCCCACGAGGCCAGCTGCGTAGCGGACCTTGAATGAGCTGAAGGTCTGCGTGACCAGCAGGTCAAAGGCGGTCTGGTTGACGCGGTCTTGCACTGGGATGGCCGGCTCGATGACGCCGCGCACGGTGCCCTCGTCGTCAAGGCTGCAGACGTAACGGACGACCGGGCAGTAGCCCAGCTTGTGCTCTACGTTGCTGACGACACGGCGGTCCCCGCCGCCCTTCGGGACGGCGAAGTGGATGGTGCGCTCGGCGTCGTAGTAGACCAGCCGGCCCTCAGTGCTGCTGGTGGGGTGACTGCGCCATGTCAGCGCATAAACCGGGTACTGGTCGTTGACCGGGTCCTCGTAGTAGGCGACGGTGTCCTTGGTGCTGAGAAGCTTGAATGTCGGCTTCTTCCTGCCAAGGTCTTCCACGGCCACATACGAGGCGCCGTAGGTCAGTGCAGCCCGGTAGATGCTGGTCTGCTTGGCCGCCATGTTGTTGCGCAGCCAGGCGCTCCATTCCTTCGGGAACAGTTCGCCCTCTCGACGGAAGCCGTCGACGAAGCTGATCTGCGCCGGGATGCCCACCAGCAGGCCCATGAGGTTCAGAACTGCGCGCCTGCGCAGTTCGATGATCTCTTCAGTGGCGAAGGTGGGAATCTTGGGGAGCGTCTGGATGCCGTTGAGGTAGGCCTGGTTGAACTCGTGTGGGCCACGGTCTTTGCTGATCGTGCCGAGCATCTGGTCGATGCGATCCTTGAGGCCGTCTGCCACATCGACAGCCACCTGTTGGGTGGCGCCTAGATTGGTATTGCCCTGTGGCAAGGTGTCTCCTAAGTTTGCACGAGCTGTCGGCGGTACTGGCGGGCAGGCTGCTTGCCGGACTCGATGAGGTCATTCATGGCCATGAAGGCGAGCAGTGCGGCCGCGAGGCCGTCCACCTTGCGGGGGCTCTCGGCGTTCTCTTTGGCGAAGGTCAGGCCGAATCGGTTGCGTCGACGCTTGGCGTTCAGGACGTGGACCTTGAGTAGCTTGTCGCCGTTGTGGCGGATGCGCTTGTCGATGACCGCCTGAACGAAAGCCTCGACACCGCGTGCGATCTTCTGCTGATTGCCACGCATGTCGAAGCCGGTCGCGGATTGGGGGCTGGCCTTGATGAGCAGGAGCTCGCGGTAGGCCTCGGACCAGTTCGCTACGTAGCTTTCCCAGAGGGCGACGTCGGCGTAGAAGGCGCGCACCTTGAAGGTGGCGAACGCGAGGTGAACCTCGCTGTCAACCTCGGCCTCATTGATGCGCCAGCCGTCGCCTGCGGCGCCGTCAGGGCGCTGCCAGATGGCGAGGGGCACCAGTAGCTTGTCGCTGATTCGCATGGCCACAAGGGCCGTTGCGTCGTCAGTCTTGCCGCCGTCGAAGCCGAGGGTGATCTCGTCGCCGGGGGAGAGGTCCGCCCGGGTGCCATACTTCGGCTCGTCGCTCAGCGCGCCGTTCCATTCGGAGGGGCTGAGCAGCGAGTCGCTGGCTGCGGTGATCTGGTTGTAGAACATTCGCCGGATGCGGTTGGCACCGTAGGTGCCGTCTGCCATCGACTTGACGATGTTCTTGATGTTCAGCCAGATCGCGTCGCCGCGTACCAGCTCAAGGATGAAGGGCGCCCACTCTTTGGTGAGCGGGCTTGCCGGGTGCGCCTCACGACTGCAGTAGAGCCAGCCGGAGTCTTCCGACGTGCCGGCCCAGACCTTCTCCTGCTCCTCGCGGATGCGCTGGGCGACCGAATCTTCGCCAGGCTCGTAGGCGTTGGTGATGCAGAAGAAGCGCCCTGTGGGCGTCTTCAGGACGTTGTAGGTGGCCGTCTCGTAGAGGTCTACGCCGCCCTGACTGGGAATCCAGTGCTGAGTCTCATTGCAGATAAGGAAGGTGGGGCGGTTGCCTTCCAGCGTTCGTGAAGCGCTGGAGATGACTTCGAGGAACCGCGTGCCGCCGTAGGCGTAGACGACCTCTTTCTGCACATCCACGCCGCCGAATGCGCGGCGGGTCCGCTCCGGCAGGAGCGAGGGGATGAGCTTCATGGTGTTCTTGGTCTGGCCCTTGGCCACAGCCGCGATCTGCACCCACGCAGACTGGTCATCCATGGCGACGGGGTCGCCATTTTCGTCCCAGTGCGAGAAGAGGCAGGGACCGATCAGGTGGACGATGCAGAGGACTGCGGCGAAGGGGTCCTTGCCGGCGCCCTTGAGCGCCTGATAGACCGCCTGCCGGTAGATGAACTCGCCATCTTCGTCGAGCGCCCAGTACCAAAGCACCAATCTGGCTTGTTCGTCGGTGAAAATCCAGGGTGAACCGTCGGGCATCTGCAGCCATTCGGCGCACCAACCCAGAACTTCCCAGCCGAGCGAGCGCTCGGGGAGCAGCCAGTTGCCTTCGTCGTCTTTGAGCCACAGCGGGCCAATGTCGGTAGGCGGAAACAGCTCTCTAGCCGCCTCAAGTGAGGGCTCAATCCCCGTGAGGTCAATCTCGGGAATCGCAATCACCCCTTCAGGCGGCTATTTCTTGTCGGCGCCCAGCTTTGACTTGTAGCTGTTGATGGCAGTCACCTTCGCGGAGTCGACAACGGGCTTTGGCTTCTCCAGCTCAATGCGCATGCGGCGCCTGTCGCCCTCGGTGGCGCCCAGGGACGTCATCATGGAGAACAGGGCGGTTAGCATCTGCGCAGAGCGGCGGGAGGTGGAGGTATTGAAGTAGTGGGTGAGCTCCTCGGCGACGATCATCGCGGTGGCCCAGTCGGAGCGTTCGTAGAACGCGGCAATTCCGGAGTCGGAGAGCGCCTCGTACCACTCGATGGCCATGGGGTGCCAGTGCTCTTTGACCGGGAACGGGTCACCGCCCATGGCGGTGCCCTTGGCTAGCGGAATGCGCTCATCGCTAGGCCGGTCGTCGCGGGAGCGCTCTTGGCTGCGCTTCGGGAGTGGTCCTCTATCGCCCATGTCGCCCCCTTAGAAGCCCTTGTTTTTGGGTGGCCTTGGTGGCCCTTGGATAATCCCCGGATGCGTCTCTACGGGGTGCTTGAGCTGCGCTCGATAGGCAGCCTTGGCGGCGTTGCCCTCAGCGGAAGATTTGCGGGCATGGTGCCAGGCGCACAGCAGCTGCAGATTGGAAATTTCGTGCAGGTCGCCAGCGACCTTGTGGTCGACGTCAGTGCCTTTGTCCCAGCAGCGCTTGCCGTTGCGCTTGACGACCTCGCAACGGCCGCCTGCGCGCTCGATGACGATTTGCCGGAGTAGCGGCCAATCGGCCGGCAATCGGCTCTTACGGTCGCTGTCAGCCCATCCGCCGCTCATGCGGCCTTGACGGCCGCGACAATCTCCTCGATCAGGTAGGGATTGAAGCCGGAGAATGTGTCGACGTAGGAGGACTCGACCACTGGTGCCTGCATCATGCCAAGCTCCCTGAACTCTTCGAGCTTCTCGGGGAAGTCGGGCAGGTTCTTGACCTGATACTCGATACCAGCCTTGTCGAAGGCGCGGTAGACGGCGCCGCACTGCACGCAGCGGGGCTTTGACCAGACGGTAATGGCAGACAAGTAGGCCCTCCTCGGGCGGTAAAGCCCGTGGGGGCAGTGCTTGGTTATAGTGCAGGGGTGATGTGACCGAGTTGATGCAGCCGAGCGTGAATGCGGCCTGTCAGCTCGCCGATCAGATAGGCGATCACTTCGTTGTCGCCCGTCATATGAGCTCTTGCTCGCGAATGCCAGCGCGCTCGGTCAGCAAAATAGACGTGCATCGCTGCATGCGTGACCTCGTGAGAGATCGTCTCGCTGTCCAGCTGGCCGAGATGCAGGCGAATAAGCGCCATGTGGCGCATGCTCTCTGGCGGTGGGAATCGATAGCCGAAGCTGTGCGTGATGGCGCCAGTGTCCGCCTCGCTGACCTCCGAGCCAAAGGCTCGGGCAGCGGTCAGCAGGTCGGCCTTGGTGTCGTAGACGTGGACCAGGACCGCTCTCGCGGTCCCTGTGGCGCTCGACCTAACGGAGAAGCGCGTGAAGCTCAAGCGCGGGGCGGCCAGGACCAGTGGCCCGGCCTGGGGATCTCGGAGAATCCGACGCCCACGTTGAAAAACATGCCCGTCGGATTCAGGACAGCAAGGCCGACCGTCATGTCGGGCACGGACCTGTCGCCGGGGCGAGCTAGCGGCGGGGCGACTTCAGTGACGATGGCGGCTCGCGGCTCCGGCAGGTACTCGCCACCGGGCGTCCCGTAGGAGTGGTAGTGGACGATGCGACCGATGCTTGGAATTTGGCTCATGCGACCACCAGTGCGGGCTGAGTGCGAAGCACTCGGGCAATGTCGGGAGCGGAGTAGTCCGGCCCCTTCTGAATCTTCTCGCCGGGATGCGCGGCCGGCGTCTTGGTGTCATTGCTGCGAGCAATCTCGGCGAGCACCAGGTCGAGGTCGATACCGTGGCGGATGGCTGCCGAATAGGCTGTCCAGACAATGTCGCCGAGTGCGTCGGCGATCTCGACAATGTTGGGCCGGTGCTCCATGTCGTTGAAGATGTCGGAGTAGAAGAAGAGGGAGTTGGAAAGCTCCTCGACCTCCTCCTCAATAAGGGCTAGCGACAATTCAGCTTCCCTTTCGGGAATGCTGCCGGTCGGCGTGCTGCGAATTGGATGGCCGTATTTCTTGTGGAAATTGGAAACGGCGGTTTGAATTGCGAATGGCGCGAAAGCCATATTCTCTCCCTCCAGAGAATTGAATGCAAAAGAAAAGGGCCGGCGCCTCACGGCGAGCAGCAATTGCCCGTATCGCTGGGCTGCGAGATAGTGACCTCCAAGAGAGCTCGTTGCCTATCAGATGCTTCTGAGTGGAGTAGGCGCGTAGCGTCGCCTCGTTCTTAGATCGCCAGCGGCTCAGTTCTCCGCCTCCGATTTTCACGGAGCGCATCACCTGCCTTGCTGTTTGGCTGCACGTTTAGGAAACTTGCCCTAGTACCAACCGGCGACCTCCACTCAGAAGTTTCACCTGCAGCGGCCGGTAAGCACGCTCCATTGCGCTGCTTCGCAGACGCCGCTGCAGGGTTAGGTGTTGCCAGCCGAGGACGCGGCTCTACGGCCGCCCACGTAGCTAGCAACGGGGTGTGCCGACGGGATTCAACCAGCTAGTTCGGGTCCACATGGAGAGGGCATGTGTCCAGCGAGCATCTTGGCCAGGAATGCAACCGTCGGCAGTCAATGGGCGAGGAATGAATCAACTCGCAGTGGCTGAGAAATGAAAATCAACCAATGGTGAAAACCGAGGGCGTCAGCCCGGAGGTTTTCAGTGGAACGAATAGCTAGGTAGGTAGCCATTGAGCTGACGCTCATGGCTACTACTAGTTGCCTGCTACTAGTAACTAAGCAACTGGTAACTAGTAGCTTCTATGTAGTAACCCTTGAAAAAGCTGACGCTTTTTCAAGTTACTTTGTAAGCAGCTAGCAGTTGGA